CAACAGATTGTATGCACCTCCGAAGGAGAGAGGTGCATGGAGTTTCAAGTATACTCTGAGATAAGAAGTCTGCTATTTAACAACGCAGAGAATGACGATACCATTCTCGGGGTATGCGAATACATGATTAAAGACGCTATCAATCGTCTAGAGCCTAGAGTGACGGTGAATGATGTAGTCATAAAGTTCGACGAGGATAGTAATTCCATAATTGCTGTAGTTAATTTCACCGTTAATAATACAGGAAATACCTACAATACTTCTTTAGGGTTGGGTGATATAAATGAGTAGACAAATGACAGTAGGAATAGACTATACGAGCAGAGATTATGCAAGTATCAAACAGGATATGATTGATATGTTGCAGAAAAAGATTCCTGAGTACACAGATACTTCGGAAACTGACGCGGGCATTGTTTTGCTTGAGTGCTTTGCTATGGGAATTGACATTGTTTCTTTTTACCTTGATACACAGGCTAATGAGACTATGCTCTATACTTGCGAACAGAGAAAAAGCGCTCTTAATTGGTGCAAGATTTTAGGCTATACTCCTCGCTCTACTTCTTCGGCTCATGTAATGCAAGTATTTAGGCTGACCAGTCCTCAGTCATATAGGGTGACTATTCCTGCCGGAACAATCGTAAAAACTGAGCCTAAAGATTCTTTAGATAAACTTCTTTATTTCATAACTGAATCCGACCTTACTATCAGGGCGGGAGATTTAGGTGACGAAATTGATGAGAAAAGCGGGAAGTATAAGTATCAAGTTTCTGCTATACAGGGATTGCCTGTTACCAATGAAATTCTAGGTTCTTCAACAGGAGCAAAGAATCAGACCTTTACTCTAGCCTATTTTCCAGTAGTAAAAGAATCAGTAGTCGTTCAAGTAAAAGAGAGCGAAACTGATTGGGTTACTTGGAAGCCTGTCTCAGACTTTGCAGATAGTAACTTTGCTTCTAGGCATTATCAAATCGACATCCTGAATGACGATAAAGCAGTCATCAGATTTGGTGACGGAAACACAGGTAAGATTCCTACTACCGATTTTACCAACAATATTAGAGTTTCCTACATCAACGGTGGTGGCGTAGTAGGTAATGTTTCAGACCATGTGGTTACTGCCATGCACACTTCCAATCCTCTTGTTGCGAAAACTTTCAATCCTGAAGCTGTATATCGTAGGGGAGAAGAAAAAGAAAGTCTCAGCAGTATCAAGGTCAATGCTCCTAACTACAATCGTATAAAGTGGGGAGTAATGACGGAAGATGATTTCAAAGATATTATGCCTGTACTCTTTAAGGACGTTCTTTATAGCCACGCAGTAAAGAGTAGCAATAATATTGATGATATGGACATCTATATAATGCTTAAAGATGGTGAATACCTTACAGATGGGCGTATATCTGAAATGACAAAAGCCCTTGAGGATAGAAAGCTCGTAGGTGTTCGTAACATAAATATTATGAGAATGAACACCTTGAAGGTGGATATGTCTTGCTCTCTCGTCGTTGATGATAATTACTCAAGAGACAGCGCAAAAGAGCGGGTAGAGAATTACATTAAAAAATATTTCGAGATAGGTTCTTTGGATATTCAGCAGAATATTGCTTCAATAGATATTGAATCCTATGTCTACCGAAATATTCAAGGTGTTAGGTCTTTCCGTATTACTCAGCCTAGTGAGTTGGTGATTGAAGTCCCGCAGGGAAGTATAGCAGTTTTGAACTCCCTTACAATAGAAGCTACTGGAGGTGTGTGATATGTCCAACGAGATTTCTTCAATGGAACTTCCTTCCTTTACCCCCGAACAACTAGCGGACTTCATATACGAGCACAAGATACCGGAGATATACAGGATTGCTGATGATGAAATGACGAAGCACAAGGATTTGTTTCGTTATCTTCATGTAGCAGTAGAAGGAGGGTTTGGAGATACCTTAGAGAAAGCGGCTTCAATGAAAGCTTTGGTTGACCCTATTACCTGTCCTGAAAAATACCTCCCTTATCTGTATGCTTCTTGGGGTTTGCCGTACTTTGAAGATATAGGTGTCTATTACAACCGCAAGTTTCTTGCCAATATTGGTACTCTGTTGAAGCGCAGGGGAACAATGGGCGGCGTGAGATTCATGGTTCGTGTTTTGACAGGTATGGAATGTATTTTGCGCTATGAGAGAAAAACCTCGGGAACAGAGCAAGGTAGATACCTGTATATTACGCTCATATCTGACACGATGTCTCATTTAGTAGACATCACTACTCCTGTTAAGGTTTTGACTAGGTTTCTTGCCCTTCATATACCTTTTTATATCAGGGCAGTAGTAATTGACGCAGAACCTCAGATACATGAAGTCATTATTTTTGAGGATAAAATTGCCTACTTCACTGGTAATTTCCATAGCTATGATTTCTCCTATTATCAGAGGTATCCTTACGCTAATCATACTCAGAAGGTTATCCATGAAAGTTATCTCAACAATATCATGTACCATGAAGGTCTTGAAGTTGACCTGTCAAAGTGGGCTAATTTTCCGAGTGGAGGCGTTCATAGTTTAGTGGTAGGAACTAGGCATTTCAATTACATAGTAAGTGAGCACAATTATGGTATTCTTAATCCTCCATCTGCTACAGTTCATTGAGTATGGTTTGTAGACAAGAGTGACTGAATCCCTACTATAGCTAGGCATAAAGATAATTTCGTGTTGTGTTTGTTCGGTTAGTGTAGTAAAATTTAGGTATAATCTATAAAGGAGGTTAGCGATAAGCATGGCTATATGGAATAAAAACAATATCATGCTCACTAAGAACGGTGCAAGTGTATTGTCAAAAGTTCAGTCTGGTCAAGGCTATCTTACTATTACTCGCGCCGTTGCGAGTTCTCAGGTAGTGCTTGTGGACAATCTTTCGGAAGTTGAAACTCTCAATCCTGAGAATTTGGAGCTTGCTATCATTGGCAGGAGAGAAAGCGGCGACGGAGGAAGTATCATCCTCCTTCAACTCTCCAATCTTCACTTGGAGCAGAGTTTTCAGCTGAATGAGATTGGTATTTTTGCCACGCATTCAGAAGACCCTGATAATGAGTTTTTGTATATCATCGCACAGGTAGATACGGGTACAGGTGACAGAGTTCCGTCTTATGACATTACCCCTGTTACGGCTACTTACGACTTTTACCTGTATAACCTTAAAAGCGGCGATGTCACCTTTGAGGTTTCCGCTACTGGGCTTGCTACCGTTGCTCAAATGAACGAGGCAGTAAGTGGGCTTGAGAAGAAAGACGCAGAACTTGAAACTAAGATTGGTGCGAATACAAAGGCTATAGAAGAACTTGACACACAGGGAGTAAGTTCAGCGATTGACGCTCTGAATATCCCTTTGCTCCGTAGTAGAGTAAGACAGCTAGAGCGCGAAAATGCGAATTTAGCTCTTCAAATGGAAGCCGAAAACAAGATGCCGGATTGCAATATGCTTCTAGCGGAAAACTTCGACGGCACTATTAACGACACCAACCAAACTAGAATTAAGGTTATATCGGCGGTAAGCGGTGATGATTCCGTAGACGTTGAATCGGTCTATAATCTTAGGATTGGTGACTGAAAAA